AAGCCCTCTATCTCCAAATATAAAACTATTTGGTTTGGCTTCAGTCCATGACTCCGAGAGTAGTCAGCTCAAAACTCTCCCAGTTTTAACGACTTCTAATAATAACTAAACCGTAGGAGGTAAATATGATAGTAGAAGGAACTGCGTATTGGGCAAGTATTAAAGAGCCTAATACAACTTATGAACCAATGTACACAGTCAACTTAGTTGTTGATGAAGAGACAGCAAATGACTTTGCTTCTCGTGGGCATACCATTAAGCAGATGGATGAAGGTTCTGCTGTAGTAATTAAAAGGAAAGTAAATGGACCAAATGGAATGGTCAGGGTTGCTCCTAGATTACTAGACCAAAACAAACAGGAAGTAAATCTTGCTGTTGGTAATGGCTCTAAAGTTAGAGTCCAATATAATGAATACGATTGGGAGTATGCAGGTAAGACAGGGAAAGGTCTTGACTTACAAGCTGTTCAGATTGTAGACTTGGTAGAGTATAAATCATCTGATGGCTCTGAGTTCTTTGATGAAGACGAGGAGTTTTAATTATGATTATTACTATTAAGAATGATGATGGTGAATCAGTCTTTGATGTTTCTAAGATTGAGGACGAGCAAAGAAAAGCTAATGCTAATATATCTATCACAAAGATAGGAACTTTAAATACTATAGTAGAAGCTTTAAACTTTGCTTCTCAAGGACATCAGAATAATCTTGAAGCTGTGCTAAAGGATTCTCCTGAAGCTATGGTTGAACAAGAAGAGGAAGCAGATACATCTGAAGACTCTGAGTAAATATAAATCGGCTAGGTGTAAAAGCCTAGCCACATTTCTAATGGAGATAGAATGCAACAAGAAAGAACTCAATTTATTAAACACAAATTACCTTGCCCTAAATGTAGTAGCAGTGATGCTGTTTCATTAAACGAGAATGGTTCTGCTAAATGTTTTAGTTGTAATACATTTTTTACAGACTATGACAATGAATCAACAGGTAAGGTAGTTGAGATGACGAGTAAACCTAAACCTGATAATACATTCCTTACATCTTATACTGGTGCTTATGGTGCTTTAACTGACAGAGGTATCTCTGAAAATACAGCAACTAAGTTTGGTGTTAAGATAGTAAAAGATAGGAATAATAATGTTACCCAACACATCTATCCATACTTTAATGGTAATGAAGTTGTTGGTACTAAAACTAGGTTTGTAGCTAATAAAGGTTTCGTAACTAATGGTACCTTTGATAATACTGGTTTATTCGGAGAACAACTGTATGGAAATACAGGTGGTAAGTATCTGACTATTACTGAAGGAGAGTGTGATGCTATGGCAGTACATGAACTCTTTCAAGGTAAGTGGTCAGTAGTATCTCTTAAACGTGGAGCTTCGGCTGCTGTTAAAGACATACGAGAAAGCATTGAATTTGTAGAATCATTTGATAATGTAGTGTTATGTTTTGATAATGACAAGGCAGGTAAAGAAGCTGCAAAAGCTGTAGCTAAAATACTAAAGCCTAACAAAACTAGAATCATGACATTTCCTAATGGATATAAAGATGCAAATGAAATGCTTAAACAAAACAAATTCCAAGAGTTTACTCAAGCATGGTGGAATGCTAAGACATACACACCTTCAGGTATCATGGAACTATCATCACAAAAAGGTGATTGGTTACATAGAGAAGAGAAGGAAAGTATTGCATATCCATGGGAAGGCTTGAACAAGAAACTATATGGAATGCGTAAAGGAGAACTGGTAACACTTACAGGTGGAACAGGACTCGGAAAGTCTAGTGTAACTAGAGAGCTTGAACATTGGCTTATTAAAAACACAGACGATAATGTAGGTATTGTAGCACTTGAAGAGAATTGGTTAAGAACTGCTGACGGTATCTTATCCATTGAAGCTAATGATAGAATCTATCTATCTGAGAAGAGAAAGAACTATACTGAAGAAGATTTACTTGCTTTATTTGATAAGGCAATACCTGAAGGTAGAGTTTATATTCATGCTCATTTAGGTGCTACTGATATTGATGATATCTTTGCCAAGCTTAGATACATTATCGTAGGATGTGAATGTAAATGGGTGGTGGTTGACCACTTACATATGCTTGTCAATGTTCTCCATGAAGGAGACGAGAGACGAGGTATTGATATGTTGATGAATAAATTACGTAGTCTTGTAGAAGAAACAGGAGTAGGTATGATATTAGTATCTCACTTACGTAGAGCATCGGGTGATAAAGGACACGAGCAAGGTATCGAAGTATCTCTATCACACTTAAAAGGCTCACAAGGTATAGCACAGTTATCTGATTGTGTGATTGCACTAGAAAGAAACCAACAAGCAAATAATCCTGAAGAAGCAAACACCACTAAGGTTCGTGTATTGAAATCTAGATACACAGGTGATACAGGTTTAGCTTGTGGTCTTAGATATAATCCTGATACTGGTAGATTGTTTGAAGTATCAGAGGAGGAAACATTTGACAATGAACAATTCTAAAATAGTATTTGACATAGAAGCTGATGGACTTCACCCTAATAATGTGTGGTGTATTGTAGCTAAAGAACTAGATGGTAAGATACATACATTTGATAACACACAGATAGAAGAAGGAATTAAATTCTTACAACAAGCTGACACACTTATAGGTCACAACATCATAGGTTACGATATACCTGTACTAGAAAAACTTTACGGTGCTAAGTTTAATTGTAAGATAGAAGATACACTTGTTATGTCAAGACTATTCAATCCTGTTCGTGAGAACGGACATAGTTTGAAAGCTTGGGGTTGGCGTGTTGGTTGTTTGAAACAAGAACAACCCGAAGACTTTGATTCCTATACTCCTGAAATGTTAGAGTATTGTATTCAAGATGTTAAACTAAATGAAGCTGTATATAATTACCTTATTAAAGAAGGTAAAATATTCAGTAAAGAATGTATAGATTTAGAACATCGTGTAGCTAAGATAATGAAAGAGCAAGAGAAGACTGGTTTCTTTTTTAATACTCAACAAGCTATGGAACTTCTTGCTGAACTCAAAGCAAAGCAACTTGCTGTCGAAGATGAAGTACATAATACTTTCAAACCTAAGTTAGTTGATGATAAATTAGTTACACCTTATGTAAGAAAAGATGGTGAGTTATCTAAACGTGGATTGACTGATGAAGAATATCGTAATTGTATTAAAACTCAAAACGTTGAACCTTTCATGAGGCAGAAGTTAGTTGACTTTAATCTTGGTAGTCGTAAACAAATTGGAGAATACCTAATTGATTTTGGTTGGGTTCCTAAAAAGTTTACACCAACAGGACAGCCTATTGTAGATGAAGGTACTCTCAAAAAAATTGAACACATCAGAGAAGCTAAGTTGATTGCAGACTTCTTACTATATCAGAAGCGTATAGCACAAGTCACATCTTGGATAGATGAACTTAAAGATGATAGAGTTCATGGTAGTGTAATACCTAATGGAACTATTACAGGTAGAATGACACACAGAAATCCTAACATGGCACAAGTTCCAAATGCAGGTTCTCCTTATGGTAAAGAGTGTCGTTCATGTTGGACTGTTCCTCAAGGATATAAACTTGTAGGTATAGATGCTAGTGGATTAGAACTTAGAATGTTAGCACATTATATGGATGACCCTGATTATATTGAAGAGGTTATCAACGGAGACATTCATACTACTAATCAGAATCTTGCAGGTCTTAAAACTAGAGACCAAGCTAAGACATTTATCTATGCATTAGTTTATGGTGCAGGTGATGCTAAGATTGGTAGTGTAGCAGGTGGAGGTATCAAGAAAGGTAAAGAACTAAAACAAACTTTCTTCAAGAACTTACCTTCGCTTAGAACTCTAAAAGATAAAGTACAGAAAGCTTCTGAACGAGGTTTTCTTAAAGGATTAGATGGTCGTAAGATATATGTACGTAGTCAACATGCTGCACTTAATACTTTATTACAAGGCGGGGGTGCCATTGTTATGAAGAAAGCTATGTGTATCTTACAAGATTTAATAAACTTAAATACTCTTGATGCTAAGTTTGTAGCTAATATTCATGATGAATGGCAGATACAAGTAAAAGAATCTCAAACAGAAGCTGTAGGTAGACTTGGAGTTGAAGCAATTGAGAAAGCAAGTGAACATTTTAATATGCGTTGTCCTTTAACAGGAGAATATAAAATAGGAGATAACTGGTATGAAACACATTAATAAAAATTGTAACCACTGTGATGTTGAATTAGTTTTAAATGAAAACTATGACGAACATAGATTAAAAAGAAAAGATTATATATGTCAAACATGTTATAGTGAATACTTAAATAAAAACATGTATGTTAATGGTAAGTATATACCAAGGTCTCATCCTTTATATAAACCGGGAAGATATAAAACTTTTGAAGATGCAGCTTTTAGTTCGCTTTCAAAATATACTACATCTTCAGAAGGTCAAGTGTATGTTATAACTAACAAAGCTTGGAGAGGATGGGTAAAAATTGGTATGGCTATTGACTCAGAAGATAGATGTAATCAATACCAAACATCTAGCCCACATAGAGATTATGAATTAAAGTATTGTAAATCATTTTCAAATAGAAGAACTGCAGAATCTCAAGCACATAAGTTATGTAAAGCAGAATCTAAAGATAATAAAGGTGAATGGTTTAAATTAAAAATTAATAGTGCTATTAAAATTATTGATAGTATTACAGAGGAAACAGTATGAAAAATAAAAAAGATATTGACAAAACTGAATTAGATAGTTATAATAAATTTACGTCTGAATCTGGACATTGGTATGCTCAAGATGGTGAGCCTATGTATACAATCATAGGTGCTAATGGTAAAGAAAGGAACACAACACTTAGGGATGCTAAAAGCCTAGGTCTTGTTCCTTCTGTTACCACCATCTTAGGTATGATAGCCAAGCCATCTTTAGAAAACTGGAAGATAAATCAAGCTTTAAACTCTGCACTTACTCTTGAAAGAAACGAGGGAGAATCTATTGACTCTTTTGCTTATAGATGTAAGATTGATTCTAAAAAGATTGGCATGGAAGCTGCAAAGAAAGGTACTAAGATTCACTATCAAATTGAAAAAGGATTCTTAGGTATATCTAAAACTAAACCTTATAAACTTATCAAGACTTGGTTAGATGAGAACTTTCCTAACGAAGAATGGATAGCAGAAGATTCTTTCTGTGCTGATTCAGGCTATGGGGGCAAGATAGATTTATATTCCAAATCAGGAATCTTTGTTGACTTTAAAACTAAGGATAACTTAGAAGGCAAAGACCCTGCTAAATTAGTTTATGATGAACACGGTATGCAGCTATCAGCATATGCTCAAGGCTGTAATATAGATAATCCTCAGAGAGTTTCTATCTTTGTAGACAGAGCTGATACAGGATTAATATTGTTTCATGTTTGGGATGAAGAGTCTCATGCAAGACATCTAGGTATGTTTAATGCTATACTTGAATACTGGAAGCTAGTTAAAAACTACGATTCTTCTATTGACAATGCCTAGAAGAGTACCAAGAAAACCAAGACCTAAGAAAACAAATGTTCCTAAAGGCTATGATAGTATTTGGGAATATGAAATACACCAAACAGTTTTAAAAGATTGGAGTCATCACTGGGACAACATAAAGTATGTAGTTAAACATACATATGAACCTGACTTTGTAAAAGTTATAGATGACAAAACCATATTGATTGAAGCCAAAGGTAGATTTTGGGACTACGCAGAGTATAGTAAGTACATACATATTAGGGATGCTTTACCTGATAATTATGAGTTAGTCTTTCTTTTCCAAAAGCCTTTCTCTCCAATGCCGGGAGCAAAGGTTAGAAGAGATGGAACAAAAAGAACTCATGCAGAGTGGGCAGAAACAAATAACTTTAAATGGTACAACGAAGAAAGTTTACCAAAGGAATGGAAGAGTAGTGAATTATAAATTTAATGAAGACAAACTGTTAAACGAAATCAAAGCTTATATAGGCAATACTTATGACCAGCATTATGCTAACGGTAAGTACCAAGCAACTGATATGATTATTGATTCAGGATATGGAGAAGGATTCTGTCTTGGAAACATTATGAAGTATGCTATGAGGTTTGGAAAAAAGAATGGAAAAAACAATTTAGACTTGTATAAAATAATACATTATGCTATAATAGCACTTTATATAAACAACAAGGAACAGGATAATGGTTGAGGATAAAATAGGAACTAAGCCTTACTTAGGAATTGAAATAGACTATGATAAAGAAAAAACATTTGATAAGTTTAGTCTAGACACACTCAAAGATAGATATTTTTGGGAAGGAGAAACACATGCACAAGAAGCATTCGCAAGAGCCTCAGTCTTCGGAGCAACATTC